GAGCCATTCGATCCCCAGGTCTATGTGATGAAAGGGGAGGACCTGGCCCAGCCGATCGAATGGACTGCCGGGGTGATGGAGGCGGACATCGTGGGCGCCGCCGCGCTCTGCATTCGTAGGAAGGTTTTTACTGAACTGGAAGCCAAGGGCTTTCGTTATCCCTGGTTCCGAATGATCTATGAGGATGGGGAGGATACTTTCCTCGGAGAGGATTGGGACTTTTCCCAGAAGTGTCGGAAGGCCGGCATCAAGCTCTACTGCGACATGCGCTTGATCTCGCCTCATCAGGATGTGATGTGGATCGATGAGAAGCCCTGGCTCATTCGTCAGGGTAAGTTGGTTCCTGATCAACTGGCTACATCACGTCCAGAACCGTGGTTGAATGATCCCACAGTCATGCAGGATGCCGAGCGGAAATGGCAGGAGCTCAAAGACATCCACAAGGGCGAGACAGGACTCATCGTCGGGAATGGGCCCTCGCTGAAAGACATCCCGCTCGAGTTTCTGCAGAAGTACCCATCTTTCGGGACAAACCGCATCTATCGACTGGCCGGCTTCACGCCCTACTATTACGCGGCAGTCAATCCGCTCGTATTAGATCAATTCGGACGCGAGATGCTGCAAGCCTACAAAGGGAAGGTGAGGCGGTTCTTTCTCTCTGAGCATTACTTGGCGCAGAATTTGGCAGTAGCCCAGCAGCCAACCGTGGTTCCTGTGAGGTCTTTGGGCGATCCCCAGTTCTTCCCCGATCCAAGAGCAGGTCTTTATGAGGGGCATACCGTTTCTTTCGTCGCTCTCCAATTGGCCTACTGGATGGGCTTCTCAACCATTCTCCTGGTGGGAGTAGATCATCGCTATACTCATGAGGGGAATCCGAATCAAGAGCTGATCGCGCAGGGCGAGGATCCCAATCACTTCGACCCGCGGTATTTCTCGGATGGGAACAAATGGCATGCCCCGGACTTGGTAAGATCGGCTGAGGCCTATCAGATGGCGCGGACTGCATTCGAGGCAGATAGTCGGCGCATTATCAATTTGACGCCGAACTCTGCGCTGGAGGTGTTTGAGAGGCAAGAATGGCAAGTGTGGCGATAGTCGTCGTCGGGATCGACGGCTGGCATGAATGGACCCAGCCGGCCATTAAATCCATTCAAGCCTTCGATCCGGGCATCGATCTGATCGTGATCGACAACGCGTCTGACACGCCCTACCCCGATGCGATCCAGCTTCCAGCTCGGGTCTGCTATGCCGCGGCGATCAATGTGGGGATCGCGGCGGCCGGGGATCCTGATTGGATTGTGGTGCTCAATAATGACATCGTGGCGATCGCCTCCATTCAGGAGGCGTTAGCCTGGATGACTCATGACGCACTCTGGGGCAATCAGCTCATCACGTTCGGAGATCTGCGCTGGCTGGGGCTCTGGCTGTTCGCCATTCCAAGATCCGTAAGGGAATCAGTTGGTCCTTTCGATGAGGCGTTCGAAGTCTGCGGCTTTGACGATACCGATTACTGTCTCCGGGCGCAGCAGGCGGGATTCCAAATTGAGAAATCCAACCTCCCGGTTTTGCACTACGGGGGGAAAACCCGCTGGGCTGTCCCGCGCTACTCTGAGATCCGTCTGAAGAATAAGCTCTATCTTGAGACCAAGCACAAAATCCAGATTGGGGATGAGAAGGACTGGAGGGTCTTCAATTGATCGTCGGGATTGTCCCGGCTGCAGGAAAGGCCGAACGCTTCGGAGGACTTCTCAAAGAACTGCTTCCTTGGGACACGGGAGAGTCCCTGTTGCATCGGACAGTGCGCATCCTGTGGACAGTCTCGGATGCCGTGATCGTGATCAGTAATCCCGACAAGATCGCCCAACACGCTCAGGAGCTCGAAGGTTTCTCCGATGTCTACTTCGTGCTCCAGGACGGCGATACCCTTCTCTCGGGCATTCGCTCTATGACGGTTGAGGCAGACTACTACTTCTTCGCCATGCCGGATACGGTCTTTCCCGAAAACATCTTTCCCGATTCTCCTGACCTGAATTTCATGATGGTCGGTCTCTTCGATACGATTGAAGGGCATCGATATGGAGTATGGCGAGACGGTCGGATTGACGACAAGAATCCAGAGAATCGGGGCCAACTCCTCAAAGCCTGGGGGGTGCTTGGCTGGCCCCAATCTGTGATGAAGATCCTGCACGAGACTTATCTCACGAATCACACCGACGCGCTCAATCTAGCCCTAGAACAGGTCAAGCACTACACCATCCAGATGGACTCCTATCATGATGTCGCGGACTATGAGGCATATCGTGACTTGGTTGCCCGATGAATCGAAGAGATCATTCCAACTAGCTTCAGGACATTGGCGCATGGAACAGTTTGAACCCTATATCATCCGACATGGAATCTATGATTTGGAGTTCTTTATTGGGACTCCATTAGCAAAGGATTGGTACGATCCTCCTCGCCCCTATGCTTTATTAGAGTATCAATGGGTGCTCGATAACATCCCACTGAAGAACAAGCGGATCGTGGACGGTGGATGTCACCATGGACATTATGGTCTGATCCTTCTCAGCCAGAAGGCGAATTGGATTTCACTAGTTGATCCGCATCCTTCCAACCTTGACATCGCCGAAGTTAATATCGCCCTCAATGGGTTTCAGGATTGGCCCTGGATACTCAAGGCGGCTGTTCTTTGGAAGGAGAATGGTACCGTTCACTACAATGGACAGTCCAATGGGGCGCTTGTTTCTGTGGGCATTCCAGTCGAAGCGATCCGACTCAAGGACATCGATTCCAAAGCCGAAGTCGTAAAACTTGACATCGAGGGCGCAGAATACGCGGTGGTTTCTGATGGGCTAGAAACCTGCGACGTGGCTTACTGGATCATTGAGGCGCATGCAGGAAATCAGATCGAGACAAATGTCCAAGACAATCTAGCCAGACGATTGAAGGATAGTGGCTATAAATTGGACTGGGTAAATAGGGAATCTATGAAAGTAGAACCCTACGAGCTAGGCACGATCTGGCCTGGACATTCGACGTTGTTTGCCCGCCGATGAAAGTGAGCGCCATTGTCAGTGCCTACTTCTGTGAGTCCTACCTTGAAGGCCGGATTGCGAATCTTATCCATCAGAACCTGCGGCCTCAGATCATCGTCGTTGCCCCCATCCATTCCAAGGAATACGACATCGCGGACCGGCTGCTCAATCCCCTGGCCGGCGACCTCCTGATTGATGCAGAACCCACCATTACCATCTATGAGGCCTGGAATATCGGGGCGGCCGCCGCGCAGGGTGAGTACCTGACGAACGCCAATGCCGATGATAGGCTGGCCCGCTATGGACTCGAAAGGCTCGCCAGCACATTAGATCGTCATCCCCAGGTAGCCGTGGCCTATGGAGACGTGGACATCGTTGAGGATCTTTCAGGAGGCTTTGAATACGCTTGGCGCACTGGGTATTTTCGTTGGGCTGAAGGTGGACTGGAAGAGCTGATGAAGCATTGCTTTCTGGGACCTCAACCGATGTGGAGGAAATCACTTCACGATAAGTACGGTCCCTTTGATGGCTCATTCCAGAGCGCAGGAGATTATGAATTCTGGCTGCGGCTCGCGGCCTACAATGAGGCCTTCTATCATGTTCGAGAAGTCCTTGGCATCTATCTTCGGAGGCTCGATCAGGCTGAGGTAAGATTCAATGCCAATGGGACAGCGGGGAGGGAAATAGAGATCGCGCGTAAGAGATACCAGTAGACCTACCCCCACATCTGTGCTACTATCGCAGCGTGCCCCCACAGCTTACCGCCAAACAGCGGGCGTTTGTGCTTGAGTACCCCAGAGACTTCAATGCAACTAAGGCCGCGATCCGAGCAGGCTTCTCAGCTAAGACTGCGCGGCAAGTAGCTTCGCAGTTATTGACAAAACCTAACATCAGCAAACTCATCGACCAGGAATTCGAGAAGCGTTCTCTAAAGCTAGACGAAATCCTCGCACGTCTCACCGAGCAAGCTACCACCTCGATCGGCGACTTCATGGTAGTGAACCCTGACGGAAACCGGATTGCCTTCGATCCCGAGATCATCAAGGAACGAGGCCATCTCATCAAGCGCATCAAGGCTATCTCGACTGTCCGCTACTCCGAGAAAGGCGAGCAGTACGAATACACAACTCTCAGCCTCGAACTCTATAACGCGCAGAAGGCACTCGACCTCTTAGGACGCCATCGGGGAATGGCGGCCGAAGTGGTGCAGCACACCGGCGAAATCAACATCAAGGTGACGTATCAAAATGACCGCTCTCGACCTCACCGTCACGCTCAGGCGCCCGCACGACCGGCAACGCCAGTTCATTGATTCCTCGGCCAAGCGTAAGGTTATTCGTGCCGGCCGCCGGAGCGGAAAGACCACCGGGGTCGCCGTTCTTGCTATCCGCGCCTTCCTCGAAGGGAGGCGCATTCTTTATGCCACACCTACCCAGGACCAGGTCGATCGCTTCTGGCATGAATGCAAAATCGCCCTGCAGGAACCGATCGATCATGGGGTCTATAACAAGAATGAGACCAAGCACACCATTGAGCTAGAAGGCACTGAGCAGCGCATTCGAGGAAAGACGGCCTGGAATGCGGATACCCTCCGGGGGGACTATGCCGATCTGCTGATTCTCGATGAGTTCCAATTGATGAGCGAGGATACTTGGAACGAGGTCGGAGCCCCGATGCTCCTGGACAACGATGGCGATGCCGTCTTCATCTTCACCCAAAAGCGGGGCAAGAATCATTCCAAGGAACTCTACAAGCGGGCTTCTGAAGACACGACCGGGAGATGGGAATCGTTCTTGTTCTCCAGCCTGGAGAATCCCTATCTCAGTCGAGAGGCCCTAGCCGAGATCTCAACCGACATGACCGAGCTGGCTTACAAGGCCGAGATCCTGGCGGCTGAAGTTGATGATGATCCACGGGCATTGTGGAATCGTGACCTCATCGACCGGGTGAACAAGCATCCTGAGCTCATTCGGATCGCAGTCGGTGTGGATCCCCAATCATCGACCGGGCAGACTGGAATCATCGTGGCTGGGAAAGCGAAGATCGGGGACGAATATCATGCCTACATTCTGGAGGATGCGACCCCCGCTCCGGGAGTCAAGCCGGCCGTATGGGGAAGTGCGGTCGTCTCGGCTTATCATAAGAACAAGGCTGACCGTATCATTGGGGAAGTGAATCATGGCGGAGACATGGTGGAGAACGTTATCCGCAACGTATCTGACGGTTCGGGTGTAGCCTATACTTCTGTGCGGGCTTCGAGAGGAAAGATGGTCCGCGCTGAACCAATCGCGGCACTCTATGAGAAAGGCCGCATTCATCATGTTGGTGAGCAGGCCGAGCTGGAAGACGAAATGTGCAACTGGGTGCCCGGCGAATCCGACTGGTCTCCTAACCGGGTAGACGCAATGGTCTGGGTATTGACTGAACTCATGCTTGGTGGAGAGCCGAGCTTCCGATGGGCATAATCAATCTCGGGAAGATCAACGGGCAGGACTTCAAAGCCATCGTCACCCTTCCAGGCTGGCAGGCGGATAAGGTTTGGGAGCGGGGCGAGGGGGTCTCAACGACCGATCTCATCAAAGCCTATCAAGCCTCGGTGTGGGCTTATGCCTGCATCACTATCCGGGCCGATGCGATTGCGGGCGTCGAATGGGAAATCGTGCCCGAGACCAATGAGAAGAGCCCGCTTCCAACGACCCACCCTGCCGTACAAACCTTGAAGGAAGTCAATCCCGAGATGAATGGGAACGATCTGATGCGGGCAACCGAATCAGATCTGGACATCTTCGGGGTCGCCTACTGGCTAAAGGCCCGAGGACAAGCTACTCAGAGGATCAAGGGCCTGATGAGGCTCAATCCCTCGACCATCAAACTGGAAGCGGATAGCGGGGGCATCAAGGGATTTACTCAGAGACTTCCTGGCAGAGCTTCCGCGGAGCGGACATTCCCGCGGGAGGACGTGATGTATTTCCGGGAATACCATCCCTTCAATGATCTGGGGGGACTTTCTAAACTTTCTGTCGCAATGGCAGCCGTAAACGCTGGAGTGAATGCCGCGGAGTACACGGCGGCCTTCTTCAAGAACTATGCGATCCCCCCGATCGTGTTCTCATCCGATCAATCCATTGACGAATCCACCTTAGATAAGATCGTGGCTGCATGGAAGCGGGCCTTCGGAAAGAAAGAGAATCAGCATCGAGCCGGCTTCACAACCCACGGCATGAAACCGAACATCATCGGGTATCCTACCAAGGATCTGGCACTGGCCGAGATCCTGGCAGAAGTGCGCCGGGATGTATGCGCGGTGTTTCGAGTCCCCCCCGCGATTGCGGGAGCCTGGGAGGCCGCCAACTTTGCCGCCTCTCGGGAACAGATGAAAGCCCTGATCATCAATGCGATCAAGCCTCGGGGTGAATATCTCAGCGGAGTCATCGAAGCGGAATACTTAGATGAGTTCCAGCCCGGCCTGAGATTCAAGTGGCGCTGGGATAAGCTGGAAGTCATGGCGGAGGACCAGCAGATTGAGGCCGAGAGACATGCTACTTTGGTCAGGGAGGGAATTGAGGATCCAGGGGCGGCGGCGGAAGAGTTAGAGGTTAAGCCCGCCAAGGAAAAGCCTCAACGA